TCATCTTCATCATATTTTTTAACTTTATCATTTTTTACATTTGTTTCTTTTTCATCTTCAAAATCTTCTTCTTCATCATCTTCTTCTTCAACCTTTGTCATTTTTTCGCCAAAAAGATTTTTATATCTTTTTTCAATTTCAGCATAAGATAAGAATTTCTTTTTAAATTCTTCTCTATAAGTATGAAGATTATTAGCACCAGTTATAATATTCCAAATTCTTTCAAGTTCTTCTTCATCGTCTGTAAGAGGACATTGTTTATTGATAAATTTAGAAGATTTATAAGAATTTCTATTATCTTCAATTTCTCTTTTATATCTGAAATTATAACCTTTTTCAAGGTCGAATACATCACCAGATACTTCATCTTCATCTTTATCAATATTTGTATCAATAGCTTTCATAATTGCTTTATGAACATGAAAACCAACTTCCATCATTTTTACTTGACCATTATTTTCTGGTTCAACCGGGTCATCGATTATATAAACATTATAAACATATTTTTCAGTTGCTCTGAAATTTTTAGCTCTTAATTTCAGCATTTCTTTCTTTTCGTGACCATCCGGTAATCCGTTAATCACTGAATACTGATTTCCATATTCCTCACAAATAGGACATTTTTCATCCTTAGAGTACGTTCTCGGACATTCACAAACCAATGTTTTATTAGTTTTAAAATTTTTCACAAAATGTCTTTTTGTAGTTGTGAAACCAATAATATCATCATCTTTTTCATTTTTTGCTTCGTGATAAAATGGTAAAAATCTTAAAAGAACATTCACTTTACCTTTACCATCTTTTCCTTCACCCTTTGGAACGTAAAATCTTTCATCAGTTTCATAAACATTTCCCTGTGGTGCATTTTCCTTTTCAGCTTTTTTAAGCAGTTTCTCCTTGTAATTACCACCAAAATCAAATTTTTTCTTTGTTTTTGCCATATAAATCCCCCTTATAGGATAGTTGATTTTTTTATATTAACATATTTTTTAAAATATGTCAACTACAATTCAATATTTTTTGTAATTTTATATTCAAAATTTTTTCTAAAATATAATTCTTGCCTTTTAAGAGAATGTTTATATAAAAAATTCTCTGCTCTACTACCTTTCTTTTTACCTTCTAATCTCATATCATCAACAAAATCTATTATTTTAACAATATCTTTATCTGGATGTAATCTTAATCCTCTACCTATGGCTTGAACATTTTTTATTGCAGATTTATAAGTGGAGCAAAAAACAACATACATTAATTTCTTAATACTATATCCAGTTCCAGCACATTGCCAACTTGCTAAAAGAACAGCATTATCTTCTTTTTCCATCTGAATCCTTATATCTTCTCTTTCATCTGGTGTTGTTTTACCATCTATGAAAAAATATTTTATTCCAAATTCTTCTAAATATTTTTTTAAATTCTTACCATGATTTACTCTATTGAAAAGTAACATTTTATTACCTTCATATCTATTCATTAATTCTACTATTTTCCTGTTTCTTGGTTTAAATTTTGTAATAAAATCAATTTCAGAATTAAAATCCTTTTCAAGTTTCATTTGTCTTACCACTTCATAATAATTATTATATTTAAAATTACAAATATAAATTTTTGACTTTGATATATACCCCTTATCCTGTAGCTCTTTTGTAGATATTATATCTGATATTTTACCAAAAAACCCCTCAACAACCAATTTTGCAGTTTCTATATCTGAAAGACTTCCGGTCATACCAACCCTAAAATAAGCATTATTACATTTTTCAAGTATTTTTCTTATACCTGTTGATTCATCGTTTAAGTGGTGAACCTCATCAACCACCACCATTTTAAACTTCTTAAAATATTCTTCTTCTTCTCTCATTAATGATTGATACGTAGAAATTATTATTTGTTTTTCTGTTTTCTTTTCTTTACCACTATATATTAAATGAATTTTATTTAAAAATAATTCATCGTTATCATATTCGTAACAGAGTTCTTTAAATGTTTGCTGTATTAAAGTTATTGATGGAACTATAACTAAACATTTCTCGTTATCCTCTAACACATTTTCAATATAAAATCTTAATATAAGATATAATATAAATGTTTTTCCCGAACTTGTAGGACATACCAAAGTCTTTCTATAATTTCTAACAGCTTCAATAAATGCTATTGCTTGATATTTTCTTATCTTATATTTTAATATTCCTTTTAATGATTTAAGATATTCCAGTAATTCCTTTTTTACTCCAATATCTTCAGAATATTCCATTTCAAGACTTTCATCTATATAATTAATATCAACATCTAAATCTTTACAAGTTTTTAAAACATCTTTCAAAAATCCTCTATTTATTGTTTTGTTTTTCATATTAAAAAATCTTATCTTACCATCCCACGAACCATTTTTAAAAGATTTCTTATGTTTTACCATATAATATGGTAATGTATAAGTAAATCTATCTCTGATAGTATAATATAAACCTCTATCATCAGATAATATTTTTATATAATTCGCATTATAGTCATATATATTAACTTTACTCATAGCAGATAGTCATCCAATGTTTTACTATATTCTATTATGATTTTTTCAAGTATATCTCTACTCGAATCAGATACTACTTCATATTTCGGAAAATTAAATTTTAAAATTCTTTTCTTATATCTCTTATCACATTCTTGACCATATATTAAAATAATATGGTCAAACTTTATTATTAATGAATCTATAAACTCGTTAAATAATTCTATATCATAATTGTTTTTCAACCAACTATTTTCTATAAAACAAATTATATTCTTATTATGGTTTTTATTACTAAAATTTAAAAAATCTTCATAGAACTTTCTCATATCTTGTTCGTTAGTAATATTCTCCAGATTAGAATTAAAAACTGAACATCCAAATAATTTAGGATTTTCATCAACTAAACTACAAAAATTTATCATACCACTTTTTAATACGTTAATATCTATAAAATCTACTAAGCAGAGCATACTTATACGTTTCTTAAATACCATTCCCATTCTTATTTTCCTCTCTGGTCTAAAATTCCAAGCATTATTTTTATAGTTTCGGAAGCATATTTTAATTCTTCATCAGGACATCTTTTTTTACACTCTTTAAAAAATATATCATATAATTCTTCTTTATTATTTACCCATTCGTTTTTACTAAATAATGATTTTTTATAAAAATGTTCGATTATATAATTTCCTTTATCCCAATCAAAATCTGGTATTGCTTTATCGTCTATGTAACAATCAGCATATATTTTTCTTGAATGAGAATATATAGGATTTCCCTGATTAACGTCATGAAAATTAATACCATTCTCTTTTAAAATTCTTTTACAATCACTTATAAACCAATTACTTCTACAAGTCCATATAGATATATAGCAACCCAAATAATAGTAATAATTGATAACCTCTTTCGCTTTATCTTTAATTGTAATATCAAATGGAAAATTATTATCTACTATTGTTCCATCAAAATCAATAGCTATTGTAAACATTATTATCCACCTCAACATATTTAGTAAAATCTGTTATTTCTGCTCTTACTATTCTGTCATAACCCAAAAATTTAATATTTTCTTTATGTGTTGTTATGATGATATTTTTATCAGCAAATAGTTTATCGTATCTTAAAATATCAATCAACATTTCTGTTCTTTCATTATCTAAACTTCTATCTAATGTTTCATCAAAAAATTGAAGATTAAGTTTAAATATTGATTTTATACTTATGAAATAATAAAATGCAAATAATATGGATAGATTTACACATGTTTGCTGACCAGAAGAAAATTCACCCCATACAACATCATTTCTACCATCACTTATAAATTCTTCAAAATCATCTTGAAATCTAAATATATAATTCATTCCAAACTGTTCCATATAATACTTAATTTTTTTATTAATATATGGGAGTATTGATTTTATAATATATTTTCTTAAACCATCATCAGATAAAATTTTCTGTATAGTTTCTAAATATTTAATTTCAAGTTTAAATCTTTCTTTATTTTCTTCATATTCCTTTAAACTCTCTTCAATCTCTTTTAATTTATCAGTTAAATCTTCTTCACCCTCATTTATTTTTTCAACATATTTCTTTTCCTCTGTTATATATTCCTTTAAATTTCTTTTCTTAATTTTATAATCCTGTAATAAATCTGTTTTTTCTTCAAGATTTTTTTTAGTTTTTGTTATATAATCAGATATTTTTTCAATTCTATCATTACATTTTTCTATAATAGATTTATGTTCTTCAACATCGATTTTATTAAAATAATCTGTTATAGAAATTTCAGTTTCACAATTAGGACAGATTATTTTATCGTTTTCCTTATTTTTATTTTTTTCATAAGTATTTATTATTGTCTGTGTTTCCACCAATTTATTATTATATTTTCTTTTTTTATCTGTATATTCACTAATCTTTTCCTCAAAAGTATCAATTTCTTTTTTAATATCATCTATATCAATTTTTGAAATTTCTTTATTAATATTTTTTATTTTATTTCTAACATTATCAAGAAATTCAGATAAATCTTCTTTATTCTTTTTTGAAGATTCCTGCATTGTTTCAAATCTACTTTCTAACTTATCTATTTCTCTTTCAATCATCATTATTTCTGTATTTGTAGATGATTTGTCAAGATTTATCTTTTTATTCATTTCTGTAAAAATTACCAAATATGATATAACGCTCTCCATATATTTACGTCTTTCTGCCTTTGTTAGTGACATAAAATTCTTAAACTTATCATTTATAAAAAATTGAGAAAATATTGAATAGTTACAACCAAGTAATTCTTTCTCAATTTTCTCTTGCACTACAGTGGCTGTTGCTTCATCATATATTTCTTTATCATTATGTTTTACGATAAGTTTACGGGGTTTTGCTGTTCTTATAATACTATATATTCCTTCAGTTCCATCTTTAGTAAAATCTATCTGTGTATATAACCCTTTTTTATTTCTTCTATTAATTAATTTATCAATAGGTGTTTCTGCACCATAATCCTTTCCGAACCAATTATATGATATTATAGATAAAAGCATGGATTTACCACTACCCACTTTACCATCTAATAATATCATTTCTCTTTTATCATCTTTCAAATCAAATTTAATTCCAGCATTACCAACCGATTTAAAGTTTTTGGCTATTATAGTTTTTATTCTAATCATATAAAACTCTCCTTATTTCTCATATACTTCTTTTATTTCACTACTTCCTATTTCTTCTTCAAGATTTTCTTCTTTTACCTTCTTAACATCCTTCAATCTTTTCTTTTCTCTCATAGATAACATTTCATCCCTCTGACCTTTTGGTATAAATATATCTATGTTATTTGATATTGTATCACATTCTTCATATTTAAGCAAGTCATAAAATCTCATTTCTTTTTCATTCAATCCCATAGTAAAATCTTTCATAAAAGTTTTTAGGTTATATCTTGTTTTCATAACACCAAATTGAACTATTCCATCTTTCAGATTATCCTCACTCGCATATCCACCTAACATAAAATCAGCATTATTGGAAATATCTGTAGAACCCTTTAAATTATAAGCATCAAAATTACTTGTGTTAGCACCATCTTTATTAAACTGAGAAGCAGTCCACATACAAAGGTCATAATCTTCTGCAACACCCCTTAATTCTATTGTTATTTCACCATAAATATGATGTGTTTTATCGAGTGGTAATCTTCCAGCTTTATATGATTTTATTATCTGGAGATAGTCAACAAAAACTACCTTCGGTTTAAAATTTTTCACTAATCTTAATCTATTGATATAATTTTTTATATCAAGAGCATGTATCGATTTAATAGGGAATTTTTTTACCACTAATCTACCCATTTTTCTTTTTTTCGTTTTCTCTTTACATTCTTCTAATTTCTTTTGTTTATATTCTCTTATATCATCATTATCAGATTTAGTTATATCTAATTCAAAAAAAGCTGAATCTATATAATTATAAATCTTATTTTCAGCCATTTCCATTGTAATATATAATACATCATATCCTAATTTTATATATCCCTGTGCTAACCAACACATAAATCTTGTTTTACCACCATTCTGTGCCATCGCTATTATATTAATAGCTTTTGTTTCAGCACCACCATTTGTTAAAACATTGAGTGTTTTTGAAGCAAATGGAATTTTAATCCCATCATTTTTTGATGGTTTTAATCTTTCAACATCAATAAATTCTGTTCCTAAATCTTCATCAAAAGAAATTCCGATAGCTCTTGTTATCATATCAGCTATATGAGAACTATCTTCTGGTGTTCTATCATCCTTTTCATATATTTCAATACTATTTCTAATAGCTATCTCAAGCTCCTTATCTCTTATCCATGATTCAGTTTTTCTATAAAGTAATTTATCTTCAATAGATTTATTATATTTATAAATCCTTTCAATTTCTTTCTTAATACCGCTCATAATTTCTTCATAATCATTTCTATTATCATATCTTGTATAATCTCTTGCATGGAGCAACATATCATCATATAAAGGTATCCCATCATACTGTTCAAAATGTTCTCTATACATAATATAAATATCATTATAATATCTATAACTATCTTCTACAATTTCATTTGTAAAATATTCCGGTTTTAAAAAACTAAAATATTTTCTTGCATAAACTTCATTACTGACTAATTTATTAAGAATAAGCCTTTCTATATTCATAGCTACTCCGATAACTTTTATTTTGAAAAAAGTAAATGGGTTATAATATATTATAACCCATCAATACTTTAAAAAAGTTTAACTGTTTTATTATCTTTTTTTTCTTTATGTAACCTTCTCTCTTTAACATAATCTTCAATAAGCTTTATATGACCCTTATTGATAAATTTATTGACTATTGTTTTAATATCATCAACACATAGACTATATCTTTCTATTAACTCTAATAAAGAATCATATATATTTAAATTATTATTTCTCATTATCTCATCAAATTTTTCGTTGAAGAACGTTTTTGAAGTTACTATAATACTATCTTCAATATCTTCAACTTTTTCATCAGATTTAATGACATTAATAATATCAATTATAATATCTTTATTATATTCAGATTGTTTCGGCATTTTTATTCTCATCTAAAAATTCAAGAAAAAACTGCTTTCTCACAATACTATGTGTTGTTTTTACAAAATCTGTATCATTTTCACCAACATATTGAATTAATGAAACATCAGATGTTTTAATTTCATGATACATTTCATAATTAATAGGAAATCCGAACGGAATAAACAAAGCCATTGGTTTTGTTTTCTCAACAGTTTTTCCTTTTTCATTTTTCATTTTTATTTTTTCTTCTTTATAAATTAGTTTAGCACATTTAGTTAATACTTCTCTTTCTTTATCCAGAACGCCGATACAAACAACATCAGGATTAGAATTTAATGTGAATATTTTAACAACTTCAACATCAAAATCTGTAAGTTCCTTAAATCTTTTCATGTAATTCTGAACATTTTCATCTCCAGTATTAACCTCTACATTATTACCAATTTTTACAACCTTATCTTTATTCATAATTACTCCCCTTTATCTTCAGTTTTTTCTTTTTTAGTATATCTAATATCAACATATGACACTTCATCTATATCCTCACAAGAAATCACTATTTCCTGTTCATATATATCACCATTTTCAAGAATAAATCTTTTAAGATATGGTGGAATAAAAATTCCTTCTTTTGGCTCTTTGCCTTTTTCAAATGTTACAGGAAATAATTCTCTGGTCTTGATTTTCGTATTTAAACATTTCTCCACCATTAAATCTTCTACATTTTCATTGTATTTGTTACATAAATAATCTAAAAAACCTTCTGCAAATATTTGTTGTTTCATAAAATTCTCCTTTTTATATTTTTATTGTATCTAATATAACATATTTATCTGTTTCAATTAGATTTTCTTCAATAGATAAATCGATGGCACTATTTGTAATAGTATATTTATATTCTTGGGATACATTAATAGCTTCTTCAATATTTTTACATGAAACATAATCTTCATCATCAGTATAATCTTTATTTAATAAAAAAACTAATGCTGGAATTTTAACCATTTTCCCATCAACATCAAATTCACACCATTTTAATATTCTATACATTTCGGGATTATATTTTCTAAATATTATCTTTTTATCACCTTTATCTTTTAGAAACTCTATAAATCTTTTAACTTCCATAAAATTATCCTTTAACTTTTTTTTATATATTATCACATAATTTTTAATTTGTAAAGCATTTTTTTAAAAAATTTTATAACCTACAATATCATCCCATTTAAGAGATATATATTTATCATTTTCAAGACTATAAACTCTTATAGTAGTTGATGATTTTGATGGTTTATCATCTTCTGGAACTATTTCAGGATTCAATGTAAAAATCTCAAATACATGTCCATTCTTTTTATTATACACAACTTCACATTTATTTTCTGTTAAAGTTTTAATAAACTTCTGAATTTTTTCCATTTTTAGTTCATATAATCTTTTATTCTCTGCTATCTGTTCATTAACTTCTTCTTCTGAAGATTTTGAAAATTCTATAATAGTATCAAAATCTACACTTCTCCAACCACCCGGTTCAGCCGGACAATATAATCTTATAATATTTTCCGGGTCTGGTTTTCTTTCACTTGCTTCACCAGTAGGAACACTATTATTTTCAACAAGAACTTCATGTTTTGTAGTTCCTATCATTGTTTTTTCTTTACCATCCATTTTCTTAATAAATTTAACCTTGACATAACCCTCTTTAACCATTTCCTTCAATTCTTCTAATTTCATTTCTTATCTCCTTTTTCCATATCAGATAATATTCTTAAAACATTTCTGATAGATATAATTTTATTTTTTGTAATACTTCTATCTGGTTCATTCTGATTTTCGATAGAACATCCTAAATCATAAAGATATTCTTCAAATTCTTTTATAGATTTTTTAATATCCATATATCACTTCCTTTCACTCAAACAAGTATTATATATCACATTAAATCTATTAGATATATTAATTTTATCCTCTTCTGACATTTCAAAATGAATATCTATAAATTCGTCTAAAATTTTTAAAACATTTTCATCTCTTAAAAAAGATTCAATCTTTTCCAGATATTCATCATCGTCAAGTTTTTCCAATTCCATAGCAATATCATCTATAATATTATTATCTATGAAATCTAAATGTTCAAACATATCTGACATTATTCTTATTCTATCCTGTATTTTCTCAACCTCTTTCTCTGTTAGCTTATTACCAAGAATTAATAGTGTATATGTATTATAATATTTTTCTTTATTCTGCTCAAATTCTTCAAAATCATTCATTTCATTTATTTTGAACTTGTGAAATATCTGCACAGGTTGACTTACAAATTCATATTTATCGGTTTCTAAATCTAATAAATAGTATCCGGTTTCACTTCCAGCTTGTTCATAACTATACTGGAGTGGACTACCAACATATACAAAATTTTCCTTTTCGGCTCTTAAATGAATATGACCAGAAAATACTGCTTTTTTTATATTAGCAAAATGACTCAATGATAAATTATCAGCAGATTTTAAACTTCTCTTTAATTTTTCTGACATTTTAGATAAATGGTTATAAAAATCACTCACATTAAAATGACCGAAACAATAGTCATAGTTATTTTCCATAGCTTCATCAAACTCTTTAAAGTTATTTTTATGAAGATATGGAGCAAGTATCATTTTTCTATCATTTAATTTGATTTTTGTAATAGTATCAATAACTCTTAACTTCTCATAATATTTTTCAATATATGATAAAAAGTTAAATTCAAAACTATTACCTTTATACATGTCATGATTACCAACAATAGCAAATATCTTTTTTATAGTTTCACTTTTTTCTACTTTCTGAAAGAAATAATCAATTACTGATTGAAGAATTGAAATATCCACAAATCTTCTATTATCTATAAAATCTCCCAAGAAAAAAATAACTTCAATTTTATTTTCTTCACAATCATTTATAAGTTTATCAATAAATTCTTTTTGTTTATCTACAAAATACTGATTTCCCTTTTTTATACCTGCATGTAAATCTGTAAATATTGCAATTTTCATAAAATTCTCCTAATCATCAAATTCAACTTCATCAATAAACTCCCTTAAATCTAAAAACTCACCCTTTAAAAGTGTTTCATATTCTTCATCACCATATACTAATTTATATGGTATTTTTTCAAAACCTAAATCTCTAAATACTATAATCCAAAATTCATCATCTACTTTTACTTTCATTCCAAGATTACAATATTTTGATTTTAATAAATTTTTAAATTTCTTCTTATTATACTCTGGAATTTCTAAATTGTCAATATATGAATAATATCCTTTTAATATTTTTTCACTCATTGTTATTACCTTCAAAAAACTTATTTATATCTATTGTGGTAATCATATTTTTGATAGTATTATAATATTCATCTTTGAGATTGAATTTTATAGTATCAATAACCTTTTCTTCTTCATCTAATATTTTTACTATGTTTTCAATACCATTCATAATATATGAAAGTTCGATATTGGTGTATGGGATTTTTTTCATGTTTAAAATTCTTTTTTCAATCATATTTACAGGAATATCAGATGGTATTTGGATTTCGTGCTTAAAACACGTTTTTGTAATTTCTTCTGTAATAAGTTCTATAAAATCTTTTTTCCTTTTTATGAGAGTATTTCCATAAATATCTTTTTTTGAATCATGGAAAATATACTCACCTCCGAACTTACCCTGTATCTCAATAACAGTCATTACATTAGCCATCCTAAAATCTTCTTTCTTGAAATCTTTAACTTTCATATAACCCCCTTTTTATGAATAATATTAATAATATAACATATTTTATATCTATTGTCAACAAAAATTTCGTAGGTAAATAATTGTGTAGAAAGGAGGATTTTATGAATTTAAAAAACCTATTACCTAATATTATTAAATCGGTTCTGCCCGGTTCATTAGGTGCAGTTGTAGATATTTTCAGAAAAAATGGAGATGATAAAACTGCTGATGCTATTGCTAATGTTTTTACAAAAGATGAAATGAAACTCGAATTTGAAAAATTAGCTATGGAAAAAATACAAATATCAAATGAATACAATTTAAAACTTAAAGATATTGAAATAGAAGATTTAAAATCAGCCAGAGAATATGCAAAAAATGACAATGAGTTTGGAACTAAATTAAGTAGAAATGTTAGACCAGTTATTTTAATA